CAGTTGACAACAGTTTTGATGTCAGCAGTCTAAGTTAACACAATGTCTGAACAAGATAATAAGTTGGCAATCACGGAGATCCGTGGTGAGTTAAAATTAATTAATCAAAAATTGGACACTCTGGTGTCAAATCATATTTGGCACTTGAACCGTGATGTTGGAGTCTTAACTAAGATTTTAATAACGGTATCAACTATCTTGTTTTCAGGCCTTGTAACACTATTGATTAAGACTTTCTTTATGTAGATGGCATTGTCCAATACTCGTGGCTTGGTTGCTGAAGCTCTGGCTTTAGCTCACCTTGCAAACGATCCTAACATCCTGTGCTTTACAGCTGCTGGTGGATTAGGACCGATAGATATTATTACACTAGATAAGACAACTGGTGAGAGAAGATACTTTGATGTGAAGTATGCATCAAAAAGAAAAAACCATAAACCAACACACAACCCAAACATTAATCGTTGTTTAACCAAAGCACAACTGGAGCTGCCATTGCTGGTAGAAATATTATATGTCGATACAGATAACAACAAAATTACAATTCAACGAGCATCAAGCTAGATACCCAAATTTTAGTTACGAAGAACTTGCGTGTCAGCATTGTGGCTCAATGGATTTACCACTTGAATTTTTAATAGCTCTACAAGAGTTAAGGGAAGCAGTTGCAAAGCCAATGCAAATTACCAGTGGCTATCGTTGTGCTGAACACCCAATTGAAAAAAAGAAGTCCAGTCCTGGTTACCATAATCGAGGAGCAGTTGATATTGCAGCCCACGGTGAGTTTGCATATCACATTTTAAAAATAGCCCTGTCGGATGATCGTGGCTGGACAGGAATTGGAATCAATGTGCCATCGTTTATTCATTTGGATAGACGTGAAGAACCTACAATATGGAAATACTGATGCAGTGTAAAAACTGTGAACACGAGTGCCATTGTGGAAACAATGGACAATGTAAAGTGTGTGCTTGCTCAATGTGTGAACACAACGCATTAGATGAATTTTGGAAACGATTAGACGAAGATGAAAAGAACTAAAAATTTTACAACTCATACACCAGGGCCAAAAAAGAGAACAAGCATTGGTAAGAGTAAACTATCAAGACCAAAGAACAAACATACAAGAAGAAGATTAGGATTATAATGTTAAATTTATTAATTAAACCACTACTAGGTGTAGCTGGTGAAGTTGTTACTGGCATCGTAGAAACAAAAAAGAAAAAAGCTGAAGTTAAATTAAAAAAGATAGAAGCTGAAGCAGCTCACATGGACAAGATTATAGCTGGCAAAGCTGAGTGGGAAACAGAAGCTGCAAAACAAATGAGTGGCTCATGGAAGGATGAACTAAGTTTAGTCGTGCTTTTTTTCCAGCAGTTCTTGTATTTATTCCTGGTTGCCAAGATTTTGTTAAGAGTGGTTTTATTGCATTGCAAGAGTTACCAGCTTACTACCAAAATCTTTTATACATTGCCATCTCAGCTAGCTTTGGAATTAAGGGGGCTGGTTCTGCAATTAAAATGTTTAAAAAATGATTTGGATCCTAACAGTAATGATGTGGTACGAGGGTGAGCAAACCAGAAATACCTACTTGCAAGATATAGAATTTATATCTGACAGTGCATGCAAACAATACTTGTTTGATAACAAAGTCATGCTTGTTGATAGCTTATTTGAAAAATTTAGAAACTTAGATGGAATGAAAATGAAATCTTTTGAACATTTTTGTGAAGGCAAGTTTGTAGAACTGGATGAAGTATGAAGATAAGTGAAGATACACCAGTAAGCATGCCAATGAAAAACTTGATTTCAATTGTTGCCTGTGTTGCTGTCGGAGCCTGGTTTGCATTTGGTGTAATCGAGAGATTAAATGTTATAGAGACTGAGCTGCAACTGATGAACCAAGACTTGTTATCTGCAAGCTCACAGAAACCAACAGATCAAGAGCAGTACATGTTGCTTGAGTTCTTATCAAAAGAACATGACAAACTTAAAACAGATGTCGAAGATAAATTACCAATGATTGATAAAGTAGATATGCACTCACAGTTTTTAGAAGAACGTGTCATTGATTTGGAAACCATAACAGACAAGTTAAGAAATAACGGTACACATGATTGAAGTAGTGTTTGCAATATTAATGATAAGCAATGGACAGGTTATAGAGTATGTACCTACTAACGGTATGGCTGACTGCCTAGAACAGAAACGTATTGTATCTCGACAGATTGGTGAGGATCAAGATGGCATCTCAATACAATGCAAACAAGTCAAAGCAGAAATTGAGATCGACATGGGTGACAGAAAAAGAATAACAAAAATAATAGAATGAATTTACCAGAGAAAGTTATTGGTGTTGCATTATTAGGATTGATGGCACTGATTAGTTGGAACTTAGTATCAACAATAAATCTACAAAAAGAATTGTTAAAGATACAGCACGACCAAAAACACATGCACGAAGATATTGAGGAACAAATAAAAAAGATAATTAAAAAACTCAAGAAGAAGGCCAACAGATAATAAACTACAATGGCTTATAAGAAATTTCCAAACGTCAAACTTGGAACGTGTGAACACTGTGGAGCTACAATCAATAGGCATGACTCCTTTGTTGTAAAAGAAATAATGTTTCCCAAAATAAAAAAGATGTATTTATGTCACAATGCTAGAGAACAAGAAGATTGTTTTACTAGACACGAAAAGATCGAATAGATCAAATTTTTCTAAGTTATTCCCACCTACAAAACATATTGACCTAAATGGTAATATAAAATATATTCTATATTCATGGGATATACAACTTTTCAACAATACAAAAACAAACACAGTAAAACTGCATATAAAGTAGTTACACCATACGTTAATGATGAAGGTAAGAAATCATCATTTGTTACAAAGTTTGACCCTCACTCACCTACTATGCCAATGGATAAACAAGAGGCAAAAGTAGCTGCAATGTCTTTGGCAGCTCACATTAATAAAGTTGGGCCTAAAGTTTATTTTGATTTAATGCCTTTGTGTGAGGCAGTTGAAACTATTTATAGACCTGAACGTAAAGAGCAGCACAAAACAAGTGAACCTAGAAGTTTGACAGAAAAAGAAATGAAGATGGGTTTTTATAATTGTGGAGGCATATACAAAAAAGGCCACAAAAAAGAAGGCCAGACTTATGGATGGATGATACGAACAAGTTTATGGAAACAGCCTATTAAAACTATCAACACTACATCTTGCACAAACATGGTAAGAGAACTGAAACAATTAGGTTGCAAGGATAGTAAAATTACCAGTGTTGTTGATACATTAAAACAAGTTATAAAGATATGTGTGGCATCTGATAAATGCACATTGCAAACCAATCAAATTATTAGTTTTAAAAGAAAGAAAACAAAGAAAGATATAGCAGTACAAATACCAGCTAAAAAAGATATTGATCTTATGATCAGTAAAGCATCACCTTTGTATTCTATTATGTTTTTGTTCATATCATTGACTGGTATGAGGTGGCAAGAGATGTCAGCATTTACCTGGAACAAGATAAGTTGGAACCGTGATATGTTAATTATAGATCACGCAATAAAAGATGGGTATTGCACAAAAGGAACTAAGACGGCAGCTGGTGAACGTGATGTACCCTTAGTTAAAATATTAAAAGATGCTTTGTTAAAATGGAAAGAACACCCATTGTCTGACAAAACAAATGGTGATGATAGTTTTATATTTGGTGATGGAAATGGCAACTACATTCCACATCATAAAACTAATGTGTATTACAAAAGATTAAAAGAAGAATGCAATTTAGATTGGCATGGAGGCATACATTCGTTCAGACATTACTATGCAAGTTTGCTGTTTGACTGGCATCGTAAACAAGCAATATCATTGAAGGACATTACATACTACATTGGACATACAGATATTAATTTTACCATGAAAAAGTATGCTAAATGTTTTAATGATGAAGATAAATGGTTTGAACGAGTTGATAAAATAAATGCTTGTTTAGACGAGTTTTAGGGGGTACCCGTAGTATCACCTGGTTTCATTTCGTTAATCCTCGTGCTTCCTAGAAGGTTTTTTTTTGTGCAAGGAGAGCAAAAAACTAGCTCAATGCCTTGATAATTATATTTCCAAGTAAATTTAGTGTGAGTTAATGGACTGAATGTTTTATGGCACAAATCACATTTCAAANTAATCACCAGACAAAATCTTTTCAATTCCTTTGTGGTGTATGAAAAGTTCTCTTACGCAGTTTTGAATGATTCTAAGGTGGCGTATATCTTGTTCTCGATAGTATCGTCTTGATCGTGGATCGTTGTTGCGTCTTACTGGTTTGATAAATTCAGGATGTTTTGACTCCCAAAATCTAATAATCCATTGTGGCTCTTCTAATATCTGTGACACTTCACTGGTGTTATAAAATGTTTTCATATTATTTCTCTAAATATGGATCTTCAAACAATCGATCAATGATTGCACCACGGATTGTTGTTGGTGTACCATCTCCTCTCCGTAGCACACTAGATTTCATTCTAGCTAATGCGTCACCAGGTTCTTTATAACATTGCAATCTAAATGTTAAATCATCTGATAATTCTTTCAGCATCTCATGCATATCAGTGCCATATTTAAGTTTAGGAAATAATCTAACTACTCGTAAATTCCAATCGTTATCATATTGTGCGTTTAAATAGCAGATGACATTATTGTAAATAAACTTAATTGTAATGCCTTGACGTTTATTGTCTGGTATTTCAAACATATCTGGTTCACTGTTTCTCATAATATTTCTAACGATCTGTTGTTACCTTGTTTTTTTTTTAAAAAACCACGTTGTATTAATTGTTGTATATGAAGTCGTGCTGTTGTTTGTGTAGTTCCTATTGCATAGCCAACTTCTTTTTGTGATGGGCTATATCCGTTGTCTTTAAAAAACTTTTTAATAAAATCTAAAACTTTTTTTTGTTTTGGTGTCATTCAATAACCTTGATTAATTTTTTTAAATACCACTCAGCCTTTTGATAATCCTGGAGTGCATTGCCTTTCATCTCAGCTCGTGAAATGTATTTGTATATTTGGCCCAAGCAATATCCTTTAAACATTTCTGTGGTTAATCCATTTTGTATGACATCAATTGTTTCAATGTCACTGCTTGTGTAATGCTTTGGATGATTAACTGGATCGTGGCTCATAAGCTGACCACAACTATGACTATGACAAACAAAGCCATGCCAATTAATTTCCATCCAAAAGGTGATATATATCTCATATAATGTCCTNGGAGGTGGGTAAGGAATAAAGGAATTATGAACGAATCAAAACACCCTACCCACCATAAAAGTTAAAATGGTATTTCATCTCCTTGTGTTGCTTGACTTGGAGCATTAGCCTCACTGAGCTGTATTGATATAGCATTTTTGTGCTTATCACTTGTCCATGCAGCTAACCGACCTCTACGTTCAGAACCATCTTTGTTCACAATTGTTATTGGACCAGTCCAAATTGGAGCAACTTTTTTACCATCTTTGTTAGGTGGTCTTTTATCTACACTTATTTCTAAAAAATTATTACTTGCTACAATTTTTTCATCATCAAGAAACAGCATGCCGTTTCCCATTTTTACATAATCACTCATATCGTTTTTCCTTCTGTTAATGTTTGTTGAGTTTTAGTGTATAAAGCATCTATGGCTTTCATCTTCTTAGGATTTGAATCTCTCANACCCTTCAAAAATTCTCTAATTTCAGGCTGGCTCACGACAGCTTTTAATGATTCTGTTTGACTAGCATTTTCAATCTGTTTCATAACACTGTCATAAGTCACTGTTTTTTTTACCAAGGCTAATCCAGTATGATTTTGATTAGACTTTTTTAACAACTCACCATCACTAATAGCTCGTTGCACTTCTTCATAAGAAGAAATCTTGTCGTTGGACAATCCAAGATTGCCTAATGCCCTTCCAATGCAGCTTGTCTCACAATTTTCTAATGCACTTGTTTTATTGACTGGTCCGATTGCTCTAAATTCTTCAGCAGTACCAGTTGCAACTAACTTATCGTCTATAAATATAGATGATCTCATCACAACTCTTGTGGCTGTGTTCTCAACAATCTCTGTATTTATTAAAGCTCGTGTTCCAAAATGCTTACGCATAATTTGTATTCGTGGACCTATTTCTAAATACTTTTTGCCTTTTAAATTAATAGACAACTCGTCTTGCTTTACCATTATTTCATCCATGGCATTGCGTAATAATTTTGTTGCTGATGTTTCTTGTTTCATTGTTCCTCCTATAAGTTGTGTGCTTGTTTAAATAATTCTCTGGCCTTGTGTAAATTTTCTTCCCCTATATCTGCATAAAAACTTTCCCAATCAGGATCGTGAAAACTTAACAGTCGTAATGGATCACCCTTGCTGTTTAATATATGTCTATCCCTTAATCGTGCCTGGTTTTTAAGGTATTCAAAGTGATCATTCATGGCATCTACTGTTAGTAAATCACAGTTTGATGAATCAAATATCTTGTGTTCTTTGTCATTCACATAAAACAAGAACGGCCTCTTGTTAGTGCATTTCCAGTAGTATGACGTTTGTCTACAATGATTGATAAGGGGCTGGTCAATCTTTGTTGTGCTGACACTTCTCGTGCCATCTTTTTTTGGCTTTAATAATCGTGGTAATCTTAATTTTTGCTCCCCAAACTTTAAATCATCTTCACCATCTATTCGGCCCAACATACCTACATAAGTTAAAGGCAAGGTAACATTGCGTTCTGCTATTACTGGTTTGGTAAACTTTATTGATTTCCAAGCTGCAATAGAATGTTTTAAATAATCAGCTGCTAAACCTTTAAATGCTGCATACTTTTCTTTATCTTTTTCATCAGATGGTTTGTAAGCGTTCATTTCTTGATCTAACATTTCAAATGCTTGATCTTCAGATATTTTTTTGTTGTTTACTTTTTGACTATTAAAAGTCCATATCACATCACAGAATACAAGTTGACAAATGTAACCAATTGTTGTGCCAAAAAACATATTGATATTAGTTTTGTTGCGTCTGCGTGTCTCTTGATTAAAAGCTCCGTACATCAAAGCCCATAACCACATAGGTTGTAATAGTTGTGTAGGTGAGTAATGGTTTATATCTAATTCTATAAACTCTTGAGGTATAATACCTAGCTCTTCGTCTAATGATTTTGGTTTTTGTTGTTCAACCATATTGATAAATTTTCATATTCGTAAAAATACGTCAAGTTAAATTTTAAATATTGTGTATAAAAATAAAATAATATCCATATATACACCAAATCATTATAAAATATAAGATATTTCAAAGTTATTTAAGATAAAAAGTTTATTTTTAGGTATTGTATTTAACAAATAACGCAAGTATAAAATAAGAATGTATTTATCAAAATGGATTGGCTTAACTAAAACAACAAAGAAAAGTGTAGCTGAAAAACTTGGTAACATAACAGCCACTTCGGTTACTCGATGGACCAAATCAAAACGATTTCCAAAACCACAAGAGCTTATGCGTATTGAAGAAATAACTGAGGGCCTTGTCACTGCAAACGACTTTGTTAAACAATGGAAAGAGCAGAATGGCCAAAAAAAAATTTAACATTGATCAATTTAAATTAGTTCAGGTGCATTTCGAGGATGCTATGGATTATGACACTGGATGGCATGATTTAAAAAAAGTTCAAGCTGCAAAAACAGAGCCAGTTACAAGTGTTGGTTGGATCGTACATGAAACAGAAAAGCATATTGTTTTGTCAGCAGATTTTTGTAGTGACGGCACCACTGGTAGGGCAATTGCAATACCTAAAGATTGGTGTCAAAAAATAATACCATTAAAGGAGGTTATGGATGGACCCAACTGATGAGTATGGATGGTAAAATTAAAAGTTTTAGATTTATTTTCAGGCATTGGTGGTTTTGCACTAGGGCTGGAAAGCACAGGTTATTTCAAGACAGTACAATTTGTCGAGAACGAAAAGTGGTGTCAAAAAATATTAACCAAGAACTTTCCTGGAGTGCCAATACATGACGACATCAAAACCTACAACACATACCAAGGCGTTGAAGCAGATGTCGTTGTTGGTGGATTCCCTTGTCAGCCCTTCTCGGTTGCTGGCAAAGGAAAAGCCGTACAAGACGACAGACATCTGTGGCCAGAAATGTTTAGAGTTATTAGACAAACAAAACCTACCTGGGTTATTGGGGAAAATGTCAGAAATATTGTTAGCATCTCAGACGGCATGGTACTCGAACAAGTGTACCTTGACTTGGAAAGCCAAGGTTACGAAGTCCAATCGTTTATTATACCAGCTTCAGCAGTCAATGCCCCCCACCAACGATACCGAACATGGATTGTGGCTTACTCCGAGTGCAACAAACATCGACAAGAGATCAGACGCAGCTCTGAAGAAACGTCAGAAGTACAGAGAGAGCATAGGGAGAACGACAATCAATCCTGGCAATCTAGCAGAGCAAGTTCAGTACGGTTTTCCAATCAAGGACATGAGGATGTGGCCCACACCAAATGCATGGGATGGGAACAGAGGGCCACGCAGTC